CTTCAACACCTAACTGTCCTGCTAATTCACCAATTCTTGATAATTCGACAAATGTAATAGGAGTTGTTTTAGATAAATCTTTAAATCTTTGTTCTAAATCTGCAAATCCTTCTTCAGTTAATTCAACTGTTTTTCTAACTCCAGTAAACGCTGTTTCAAAATCAATAGAAGTTTTTATTGCTTTTCCAAATCCTGCTACTATTGCAACGCCAGCTGCAGCTGCAATTAAAGCTGATTTTCTAAAACTTTGTAATGATAAACTAGCTTTATTAAATACTGCGGTAAATTGGTCTCTTGCTCTAATTAATATTTCAACTACATTTTGTCCTATTGCTACCATTTTCTTTTTTGTTTAGACTTTCTTACTGCACTTTTCATATCTGCCTCCATTTTTTTAAGGTATTTTATTACTTGTTTATAATCTGATAAACTTAAATTTCTTACTTCTTCCAATGTCCATTTAAATTGGTCACATATAACTAATTCAGTTCTTAATTGATTGGAGGCTGTTGAAAATCATCTAATCCATTAAGTTCATTAATAGTTTTTTGTAATATCATACCTTCTTTAATAGTAAGATTATCGTATTCTTCTTCTGTTATTCCAGTAGAAACTAACATAAGCTTTTTTGCGGCCTCTCCTTTTTCCATTTCTGTAAAAGACGTTAGTTCTTTATATTTTATTTCACTTACAATAAACTTTTTTCCTTCTATTTCAATTTCTTTTGTTTCCATTTACTAATATTCCTCCTTATATTTCTATAACCTTCTGAAAAAATTAATTGAAGGTAAATCACCAATTATTATATTTTCCGATACTATCAAAAGCACTTCCGGCAACATGACTTGGTATAAAAGTAAAAGATTGTTCTTGAACTCCTTCTAATAAACTTGGAACGCCCATATCAGTCATCTTACAACCACTCATATATAAATACAAACTACCAGCTACTCCTGTAATATTTAAATATCCATTAAATTCACTTCCTGCAATATAATAACTATTATATAAAGTTCTTGCATTTCCTTCATCCATATCACATGTTGCTGTACATTCATATTCTCTATTCATAGGCATTAATTCATTTGCTACTCTTGAACCATTTAAATAAAATCCGGCTTCTAAGTTGTTTGACACTTTAAAAGTTCCGTCTTTTAGATTTGTTATTGCTGTTCCTGATGGTATACTTAATTTTACATTATTAAACATCCAAGGTTTTGTAGTTGTTGGTGTTACTGCTGTAACCGCGCCCGAACTCAAAGTTGAATCTTGCGCAACATATTCTATATCTGCTGATACTATTTCTCCTTGTGCAAAATTTATAGTATATGAATCTACCATTCCGCCAATAGTTGTTCTTATAAAATTACTTCCTGCATGTCCCATATTCTTTGAATCTTCTATTGTAAAGGATTCTAATGATAATGGTACGTCCTGTACTTGGTCATCTGAATTTGTTTCTGTAAAGGCATGATAAAGTCCATCTGTTCCTGTTCCGCTTATAGTAGTTATTGAACCTAAAGCAAATCCTAAAAATTTCCAATCTTGTGGAAAGTAATTTATAGTTCCATTCCATTCTTTTTTACCATCTGCAAAGTCATCTACATTTCTATCTGTTGAACCTTGATATCTAATTTGGATAGTATTCATATTTGGTGTTAAATCATGAGTTTGAACTAATCCTAACCATTGTCTTGTTCCACTAGTATTAGTAACTGCATATGTACCTGATTCGTATTGAAAAACTGTTCTGTTTTGGTCTGACATATGTTTCATCTTATTTTTTTAACCTCCTTTCTATCTTATTTACGAACATAATATTAAGAATCTGTATTCACAAACTTTTGATTTAATTCCTGCTGTTCCAATTTCGTCTACATTCACAATAGACATCAATGTAAAATCATGCAATCCACTTTCTGATAATCCTGTTGTTGCATCTAATTGATTTGTTCTTAAATAATCATAAACTTCCTGAGTAATTTCATCTCTACCTTTTGTACTCTTTGCCCATATTCTAATTTCAACATCCATTGTAATTACAGTTCCTTCGCTTGCCATTCCTAATCTTCCACTTTGTAAACTACCTCTATCAACAACTGAAATCATTGGATATATTACTCCTTTTTTTGGATAAGAAGTGTAAACTCTATCACTAACTGAAGAAATATTTGTTTTTAATTTATCTCTGATTAGTATAATTGTATCTGCTAAAAAAGTACTTGCTTCCACGCTTGTGATTGTCATTCATTTACCTCGCTTGGTTAATTATAAATCTCGCTTAATTTATAGAATTATTAATTTAATTTTATTTATAAATTATTTATTTTAAATTATATAATTATATCTTTTTAATTTCTGCTTCTATAAATTCAGAAATCTTTTTTTCATTTCGAGTTTTAGTATTTCCAAAATGTTTTCTTGGAGCTATTCTTGAAGTACCATATTCTAAATGTTTTGCATATTCAACATTAGAAGAAATAGTTGCAGTTAAAGGTTGTTTTTGTTCTGCTTTTACTGAATTAAGAAATCTTCCTGTATCTACTGACATATGTTCAGCTCTTTTTCCAGCGATAGATTCTTTTACTTCACCTTCAATATAAAATGCAGCTTTTTTTACTGCTTCATTTGCTGCTTTAGATGAATTATTATTTTTGTTTTGCAAAAATGCTTGAGTTGTATTTATTCCAATAATATTTATAGAAATACCGCCTTTACTCGCCATCTAAACTCCCAGTAGGAATTAATCTAACATATAATTTTTTAAGAACGTCTGTATCATTAACTTCATATTTCATCACTCCCTCACCTAACATACTATATTCACATCCACTCATATTTATATAACTTCCTAACCCAATTTTAATTGTTCCTGAAGTATTTATAGTTCCGTTAATATATAATTTAGTATCATTTGTAAGAAGTTTTCCTTGCTCAACTAATACTGCATCAGAACTTCCTTTTGTATTGCTTATTGGTAATACTACTCCAGAAGTCCATAAATCGTCTCCACTTTTAGTTAATGTAACATCATCATCATAATAACTACCTGCTCCAAAATCAGAACTATAATATTGAAGTCTACAGAGCTTACCTAAATTTAAAGCTTCAGTAACTCCATCTTGAAAGTCACTTACGATTGTCATTTTAAAACCACCTAACTAGAATAATATTTATAACTGACATTATAACTATTGCGCCACCTGCCCATTTAGCCATAACTATTTTAATTTTATTTATTTCAGTTGAATTATCTTCACTATGAACTCTTCTTTTTTCAATATCTTTTTGTTGTCTTGCAACTGTACCATTAAGAGTTTTAAGATGTTCTTCTATTCCTCCAACTTTCTCTTTTATGACAATAATATGTGGTAATAATAATTCATGTGTCATTTTATCCATATGTCTGATAATAATTAGAATTTTTTGGTAAATTTTCTAATTGTTTATAGGCCATTTGTTTATAATTTTGAGAAGTACCTTCTACCATTCCTTTATTTATTGATAATTCACCAATTTTAACTGATTTAGTTCCCATTCCTTGTGCTTCCATTTGTCCGAGAACTTGAGAAATTGATAAATTTATTATTGAAGGTTGATAAGTTGCTGGAATTGCTGCTATAGAAATATCATCTCCAGTATAATTTTCTACTTCTATTAAAGATTGTTCTGGAATAAATCCGTTTATTAATAATTCTGATATACCTTCTGGTATACTAGAAATCATATTATAAATAAAACTTCCTATTTCAGATGTTGAATATGTTGTCATTTTAAAATTATGCTGCTCCGCTTGTCATCAATGTACCATCGCTTAAACATTTAATTGGTATCCAATCTGTTCCTGATAATCCATATAAAGCAATATTAATTAGAACCGTACTTCCTGTAGTATCATTTAAAAACTTTGAATATTCTCTGTCTCTTAATCCGTCTGGTTGTGTATATGTCATTTTTCCTTTTTATTTTTGTATTTTACATGTCGATGGTGGTCCATACGACATAATAAAAAACAAAATTTAAGTCATAGACCCTAGTCTATTCCAGGCACTTCCATTTTGAGCTAATGCTATATAAATATCATTATTTTCTACATCAAATGCCATTTGACTTCCGATTGATGCTGTTACTACGTCTGTTGGTGCTCCATACACAAAAAGAATTTTATCTGTCATCTCTTTTGGTGCATTATCTGCATAATTTTGAGACATTCCTTTTCTTAAGCCACCAGCTAAGCATCCTAATAATGCACTTCCTGTTGTTACGCTATCTGCCATTTTGTTTTTACCTCCTGTTAATTATATTAATTATAATTTTTTTCCTATCACTTTACTTGCTTGAGTTTCTTAAAATTTTAAAAATAAAAAAATAAAAATTATTACTGATAAACTCTTAATCAGTGTGTATTTCACAAATTGCTTTAGCTCTTAGGTATCTAACTTTAATCCTTTGTGTTACTACTGCTCCAGACATATCGTATGTTGGTAATTCAAAATTCTCAACTGTGATTGGTCTTTTTTCAGCTATTACATACGCATGCATTTTGTCGGTAACATAAGCATATTTGCTATATGTTGAACTTGGTGCTGCATTTGTAGAGAACTTAATAACGTTCAATCCGTAGATTGTTCCTAAAAATCCTCTTTGTAACATATCGGTATTTCCAACCTTGTTTGCTTCTACAAAAGTATCAATATTTCTTAAATCGGCTAAGACTTCGTTTCCAACAAATAAAGTTGTTGGTGTATAGTCTTCGTCATCAAGATATTGCATAGCTCTTGTAATATTAGCTATAGTTATTGCTGCTCCACCTGTAACTGTGCTGTTTGCATTTTCTAAAGCATCACTTAAGATTAATGATGTTTCGTTTTCCGCAAATCTTTTACCTGCAATTCTTAAACTGTGTTCAAGTAAATTCCATTTTGCGTCTTCTAACATCTCTCTTGTGATTCTTACTGCAACTCCCCACTTTTCAGGTTTCATATTGAATGAACTATATTCAGATTGGTCTTGGTATACTTCTGCTCCTTCTGCAATCAGTCTAATATCTAACTTATTTGGGTCTACAGTGTCTACATCTATACTTGAACCTGGAATATCTCCTGGTCCGAAATAGATTGCTGCTTCACTTCTTGGAATTAAATTTTTGTCTACTTCTTCTATAAGAGTATCATGAATTTTTCTTGGAATCAAAAGTTGTCCTTCTGTTCCCATTCCTGTTTGAAGTAATTCGTTAATTGCTTTATATTCTGTCATTTTATAAATTTAAAGAAACTATTGA